AAATAACACCTGTAGTCAAGAATCTGCGCGGCTCGGGTAGCAGCATTTCCAGCCGTGGTTTTAAAACTCTTAGCAGTCGACCTGACAGTTTCTCCTGCCACAGCATAGGCCCTGTGGCATTCCTGAACGCTCTTCAAGGCTCCTGGCTCGAGATCACCAAGAATCTCCTTGTTACGTCGTTCGGCAGCTTCACGATAGGTTTCCCATTCACGCTGCACTCTGGAAAACAATTCTTTGTCAACACCGTGTGGCCCAATCTCTTCATGAAATGAGATGATAGCACCGTGATACTGGTTCTTGACCTGCGTCATGACCATTCCGGTGTACTCATTAGGGCGACACTTCCTCTTTGCACACTTTCCGCAGAAGTAGTGATAAATCGTCTCCGATTCAATCTCTTCTTCGGTAAGTGTCAAAGACTTGTTAACAGGGACAATGTTCACTGTCGTACAATTGAAACACTTTTGCTCAAACCTATCATTGAGTAGAAACTTGCCAAACAACGATGCTTCTTCAGCAATGATCGTGGATGAGCTATCTGTCGCATCATCCTCGTCATCACCTACTTCGGCATCGGCACACACCATATCTTTCGGTCTATAACCAAAGTAGAAAGATACGTACCATACAAGTGACTCAAAACTGGAATTTGTGACGTCTTTTTCTCCCGAAAGATAAAGGAACCTATCTGAGGACCCATTGTCACCATAACCAGTGTTCCTCAAGAAGGAAACCTTCCTGTGCAAGATTTTAGAGCAGAGTTGCATCAAGAAAGGGTGACTCGGAGCTGGAATTCGAGCCACAATCGGAGCTTCCTTATCCAAGGCGTACTCGAGAACATCGAAGAATTCATCCATACGTTCCTGTTCTCGGCTCCAACCCCTATATCGATCCAGATAAAAGTGGGCCGCTCTCTCTGGAGCCAATGATGCACTTCCTTGGCGACGCGCTGATATTTGTGCCCTGACCTTCGTGAGACGTTGAAAACCACTTTTGGAAACCGCTCTATATGATGAGAGATTCCATCCGTATGTTTAGTAGGATGCTTCAAAAGTCGTGCCGAGATCGCGTTAACGGTCTCAGGATCGTTGTGTCCTTCCTTGACTCCGATATAACGATTAAACATCTGAGCCATCTTCTTCTCAGCAATATCATCCGTCAATTTCCAGGAATCACAGTCAGGATCGTTCAACTTCCCTGTCCCAAAATAATCCATGGGCTCATCGCGATTAGGTTCTGCGAAGATCTGCGTGTAATAGCCACGCTGCTCGAAGAACTCAGCGGTACCATATGGAAAATCGCCGAATAACAAAACTGTCTCCGGCCTCAAGGGATCAGCAGCCAGATAGGCACGATCAGAGAGTTGATTCTCGTCGGAATCAGCGATACCCACGGTAGAAAAGAGGAAATCTTTGACGTGACTTCCAATCGTCTTCTTCTTTTTCAACTCTTCCGGGGCCC